CTGCTGCAGAAATGTCAGACCGGCAAACTCTTGGGTGAAAATCTCGGCACTCACATGCTCCAAGTTCCGCGCCAGGATGATGCCACCTGCATCCTTAAAGTTTTTCTTGGCGTAGTTCGCCGCAGCGTCGAAAGACTGCACCCCATAAAGGGATTTTACTCGTTTGATATTAGGTTTCATTTTTCCGTTTCTCCCTTATTATTTATAGGTATTTGTTGAAGCGAACCAGCCAAACGCCGGCAGCCTTCTGTTCCCAAAATACAACATCGCCAGCGGAAATGATGCCAGCGGCTACAGCCGCCTCCGTTGCCTTGCCAGCGTCTGCGGTGCCGTCGTTGATAACATTGACAGCATCGTACTTGGCCGGTGAAGCCGCGTCGGTCACTGCAACGGTTGCAAAGCCGAAATTGATTACCTCTGCAACCTGGTCAATCTCTTGGCCGGTGGTGCTGTAAATGCCGGTGCCAATCTCGCCGGTAATCTTGCGCCGTGCGATACCCGCAATAAGCGGGGTGGCCGATGCGTCGAGATTGTCGATGCTTCCGGCGTCGTACTTGCAGAAGCGCCCTTCGACCAGTCCATCCTCGAAAAGCTCGAAAGCAGATACGTTGTGGGGGCTGGCCTTAATGACCTCGCCCGCGCCCAGATCAGGATTGTCTTGAAGTGTGGTGTCTTTAAAGGCCATGTTATTTCTCCCCTAAGTCGGCGGTGATTCGGGACTCAAGACCAGAGACGGGCTTGGTGTCGCCGAAATGTGAATAATTGGTGTTCTGCTTGCGCAGCAGCTTGAACGCTACCGGCAGTTCAGAGTCTTCAAACTTATCGGCGTTCTGAGTTGACAACGCATCAGCCATAACCTGGTTTGCAGTTTTGTCGCTGAAATCGTAATCAGCATCAAGAAAGTTGCGAGCCTTGGTGACCACCTGTGCGTACCGCTTGACCTCAGCGTCTGCAAACTTCTTGGACTTGGATTCTACCGCGTCCTTGAATGCTTTGGAATCGGCAAAGTTTTCTTTCGGCTTAGCGCCTTCCTTACCCTCGGCTTCTTTTTTGGCGGCTGCCTCTTCGTCGGTCAGCTCTTCATCTTCCATGCCTTCCTCCGGCGCTTCTTCGGGAACGGCTCCTTGCTCCTTGGCATAAGACATGATCTGCTGCAGTGACGGCATGATTTTCTTCAGCTGATCAACAGGAACTTTCTTGATAGCCTCGGGAAGCGCCGTGGCGATCTCCACGATCTGTTCCAAGTTGACCTGCCCTTCAGCGTCAAAAAACGCCTTTTCTTTTTTTCCCATGATTTTCTCCTTTGGTTTGCGATCTAAAAAGCTGCATAGCGGTCCACACCGTCCGTCCGATACAGCCGCAAGGTGATGCGGAATGATGTTTACCTGCTCGTAGTCCCATTTTGAGTGAGGAACAAGGTCGGCTTCATATCCGAGGGATAGTTGCCGCTTGTCTTTAAGTGTGATTTGTAGTGCGTCACTTACTGCCAGTTTGTTCTGGACAGCAAGTCGGGAATGGGTCGCCTCGTCGATTTGATCGATAACGGTAGACGACTCTACGCGGCCTCCGTCTATCGGGGCCGGTCCGTCAAGGCTGACATGATCGCCGGTCAGGGGTATGCCCGCCATTGCGTAAGCGGCGTTTGCGATTGTTGCGGGGGAGCGGTAGACGGTGAAAACATGGTCGGCCGGGTCGAGGGCGAGCTCTGCACCTAGATACTCCAACACGCCATCTCTAATAGATACGGCTGTGCGCTCGGTGTCTGAGTACGTTGTTATGTCGGCAAATTGTCTGTGAAGCTTTGCTGTCATGTTACCCGCCTATGATTATTTTAATTATTATGTAGCCTTGTCAAGTCAATGTCAAATTATTTATCGTTTAGTGTCTGCCGAGAAAACGCGCCGAAGCTGAAAAGCGTCCCATTGTTTAGTCCTCCATTTCAGGGATGACCATTATTGCTGTGCATCTGCAATTATAGTCTGTTCCAGCCTGCAATGTCTTACCATCGCAAGAAGAATATAAGCCCTCGCTTAGTAGGTATTCTTTCCCGTCACGAACCTGGTGACATGTTCTCACCCGTTCATCCGAAGCGGTTTTCCATATCGCTTTCGTGATCCCCAAATTTTGCGCTCTTGCTTTACTTGTTAGACTATTAAATGTGCTTATCTGCGTCCTAGCAATCATCTTCGCGTGACCCTTGCGCTGCTCGACCATGCCATCGAACTCCTTCAGGATATCCGGCAGGCCTTTACCCTCGGCCATTTGTCGCAGTGTCTGGCTGGTCCACTGTTGCAAGGTATCGTCGCGCATTTTCTTGACCCACTGCTGGGTTTCGGCCTTGAAAGCATTGATCTGAAAAGTCAAACCCTCGGTAGCTTCGAGTTCTTCTCGGCTTATGCCTATGCTCTTTTCAGCGCGCCGGTAGAACTCCGCCTTGTTGCGCTTGTCGACTTTGCCAGTGTACTTGTCAACCATTTTGTCCAGACGTTCGCCGTCGAACTGCTTCAACAGCTTCCGCTGCACACGTGCGGCCATGGCCAGAAAAATCTTGGCAAAATTACCGGTTTGCTGAGCGTCCGAAAACTTGGAAACCGTGTCCTGATTCAGCTCTTTGAATATCTGCGTTCTCCAGCGTTGCGCCATCTGATCAACCATGTACTCGATAGCTTTGCCGAATTGACGGATCTCTGACTTTGGCGGCTCAGGCGCTTTTATCTTCGCGCCGTTGGGTGATTTGACTTCACGCTTCATCTTCGCCACCACCCATCAACTGCTCTAGGCTCATACCGCCCTGCTCAGGCGTAGGCTCGGGTTCATCGTCCGGCTTGCCAAACATCTCGTCGAATGCGTCAAACTCGATAACGCCATGCTTCTCAAGATATTTCTCGTAATCCTGACCCATCTGCCACAGTATCAACGCGCTCTTTATAACCTCCGTCTCCTGCGCTACTCGGTCCTTGTCGCTCTGTCCTTGATTTTCCTTGAACCAAACGGCACCCCGCCCGCACTTCTGCATTAGCTGGTTAATCTTGTCGAGCAGGTATTCCGACTGCAGGGCTTTGATTGTCTGCATGTCAACCTGCCGGTCCCCCTCACCGGTTGAGCTTATCCCTTTTGGCGGCTCTCCGACCAGAGTAGATAGGGATAGGCCGGTCACCATTGCCAGACGGCGCAAGGTGATCATGTCGGACTCGGCCAGGTTGGTGAGCGACTGGGTGATGCTTTCAATCACGTCCTCTTCGTCAACAATTCCAGCGCCGTAGATCGAGCGCAGATTTTCAAGCTCGGAGAAATACTGGATAAGGGTTGACTCTTGTTTATCGGCAAGCAGCTCCTTGAACCCTTTAATCTTATAAAAAATTGTAGATGATTTTTCAATCATGGCCGGTACTGCACGTTGTACGATCTGATCACTGACCAACTCGTTACGGATAAGCTCAAACTCGGATATGCCACCGAAGAAGTATTCCGGCGCGTCGAACTCGACCGGCTTGACGTATGTCATATCAATAACGCGGCTCGGGTGAAGGGTGAATCCGCGCACGGAGTAGGCTTTGGGCTTGAAGTAGTTCGGGCTGTCGAGATTATACTCGACAGACTGAACGTAAATCATATCACCACTAAATACCTGAAACCTGACCTTTGACCAGTCGTTAATCGTCGGCAGCGGTTGGCTCATGTCTGCCCCAGGCTCCTGTATTACAATCATGCCGCGCCCGAAGGCCAGCATGTATTTACAGGCGTCCTTGACGTGCTGCTGTAATCGAGCTTCGTAAAAGTCTTTATCGCCCTCGCTCTCAAACTGAAGCGTACCATTGAGCGACATCCCTGATTTTGTGCGGATGATTTTACTCCCGACGCCTGTCTTATAAATCGCCCGCAGCTCATCCCAGTCTACGCGGGAAGTTGTCATGCGGTTGGTGGCGTGGGCGTTGCGGCGGTTGGCGAGTTTGCTTGTCAGGCTGGTGAGGCCGTCTGCGAATAGTTTTGGGATGCTCATGTTTTCCTCATAATATCCTCGAGTAGTCAGTGATTGTCGAAACTCCTGGTGCGAATTGTATCATAACAGCGTCGCCAGCGTTAGGAGATTTAGTGCTGTTCGGCGCTTTGTTGATTTTCATCTTACCAACATCATTAAATACATAGATTGGCTGGCTCAGTTCGTTTAGTAATATTTGACGTTCGGTGGCGGGGATATCTTCGCTTATGCTGATCAGGTCGTCTGCGTTGTAATCCATTCCCTCGACAACGGCGCGGTAAGTATTTTGGAACCTTATCCGCAAAGACCACCACCCCTGAGCTTTCAAGTTTAGGAACATGTCTTTATTTTTTCGCCCCTTGATCATCTCTTTCTCTGGGTTATGCACGGCCCCCGATCCGCGGAACTGATTGACTTTCTTCTGATTCTGCTTTTCCGCTTTGCGCTTATCGTTGATTACCCTGGCATCACCCCGGACCCCTGCGCCAAGTCCATCGGCGTCATACCGCATTGATTCAAGGTTCTCAGTGTCGCATATCGCGAATGCCTTTTCTACCGTCCCGTAGATGTCGGACCCTTTGCCACTCCACACCCGGACCGACTCGATCA